AATAATGGGACTAAAACAGTTCTTAGTATAAGATCTGATAGGTCAGTGGTGGTTCTAGAGACTTTAGTAGAAGAGAGTAACTAAAAAACAACGGTAGAAATAGCTTCTTAGAATAATAAGGTAATCTTTAGGTCTACTAGGAACTAGTTTTATGAAGGTATTATTTTATGTCAATAGATTCAAAAATAGAAAATATTTGTGATCATCAGATTAATGAAGAGCAGTTAGAGATAGATCCTGATTTAAAAACACTGAGAATTCCTAGAACGCTTGGTTCTAGAGATGTCCTATTAAGAGTAAACGGTTTTCCTATTGAACCAGATAATGACTTATTTGGGTGGTCTATACAAAATGATGAGATTTCTCTATTCACAAAAAGATCTAAGTTAGTTTTTAAAAATAAAAGAAAATCAATAGATGATTTTTATGTAGTCACTTATTTTTCTCAACCTAAGTTTTGCCCTAAGTGTCAAGGATTGAGGGTGTTGAATGATGAGGGATATACTAAGCTAGGTAAAATATCTACTGTTAAAAATGAAGAAAAATTGCTTCAAGAAGTAAAAAAAGGTTTAGCTACTTTTCTAGGATCTAACCCTTTTCACCTATGGATAGGTACTCAAATACATACTATGATAGGAACTAAGATATTTAATGTCGATCTAATTAGAGCTAGAATAGTTGAAGAAGTATCTAAATATTTAGAAAAATACATAGATGTACAATTACAACAAGGTGGTTACCAAGAAGTGACTGCAAGAGAAGCTTTTGGACACATAATTTCTATTGAAGTAGAACCCCTAGATCAAATAGATTCTTCTTACTGGATACTTTCTGTTATCTTTAGTAATAGAACAGGATCAGATTTACTCTATGAACGAAAAGTAGAAATTCCTGGACCTAAAAATATACTTTATGGATCTCAACAACCTAATATAATATAATTAATCTTGATCTTTTATTATAGAGTTTGTAGTATTTAACTATAAATTTATACAATCTATATAGGAGAGTAAGGATGCTTGAGATTCAAAAAATTCATGTTGACGCAATAGCCCCAAAAAGATCCACCGCAGGAGATGCAGGATTAGATTTAACTTCTGTTGAGGATATGGTTATTGGACCTGAAGAAGTAAAGCTAGTTCCAACAGGTTGGAAGATGGCTGTACCTATGGGTTACGAAATACAAATTAGACCTAGATCTGGTTTAGCTTTTAAAAAGAAAATAATGGTTTTAAATTCTCCAGGCACGGTGGATTGCAGCTACCGTGGTGAAGTGAAAGTCATTCTTTATAATGAAGGTAAAGAACCTTTTGAAATAAAAAAAGGTGATCGTATTGCTCAAATGGTTATTAATCAAGTTGAGCTTTGGGAACCAGAGATTAGAGAAGAGCTTTCTGAAACAGTACGTGGTGCTGCTGGGTTTGGATCTACAGGTGTCTAAGTGGGATACAATATACTGGGTGTTGTTAGCAGCAGCCAGTATCTATACCTTCCTATATGGTTTTCATATGGAAATAACAATTAATGGGTTTTTAAAATAGGAGACAAGGATGCCTTTTACTTTTGAGAAATTAGACTTAGAAGGAGTTACTTTAGTTACTCCTAAAATTTTTAAGGATGATAGAGGTTACTTTCTTGAAACCTATAAGTTCAGTGATTTCTTTGAGGGGGGTATAAAAGAAGTATTCACTCAAAGTAATCAATCTCTTTCAATGAAGGATACCTTGAGAGGCATTCACTTTCAAAATCATCCAAAACCACAAGGTAAGTTAGTTAAGTGCATTAGGGGAGAGATTTTTGATGTTGCTGTAGATCTCAGACCAACCTCAACAACTTTTATGAAATGGGTAGGAGTTAAGCTTTCTGATAAGAATTGGCAAATGCTTTACGTCCCTCCTGGTTTTGGACATGGTTTCTTAACTTTAAGCACGATGGCTACGGTACAGTATATGTGTACTGCAGAGTATGAGCATAGTCTTGATGGGGGGATAGCTTGGAATGATCCTGAAATCAATATTGATTGGAGAATTGAAAAACCACTTCTTTCAGAGAAAGATCAGAAAGCTCCTACATTGTATAGGTATTTAAGAGATCAGGGTTACTAAAGATCTAAGATATCACCGTTAAGATCTGCTTCAGGATCTTTACCTAGATAGAATAGATTATTTATCCAAAGAATTTCTGAGTGATGTACTCTTCGTACTATAACTAAATTAATTTCGGAAGGGATATGATCCCAAGGATTCCAAATGTCGTGTTCAATATTATGTTTTATTTTAATAGCTACATCAGTAGCATAATCTAATAAGCTAGATGTTTCATAGTCCCATTTTTCCCAAATATATTCCTTGAGTCTTCTAAAATTTATATAGACTAATTTATTTATAACAAAAGTAGCATCTTCTATTTTAAGATTTGATGAACCAACCACACTGTAGATCATGTTTATCTTGTCTTTACCTAAGATGTACTGTTTACTTTCAAGATCAATTTGAGGAGACCAGTGATCTCCTGTTTTTCCTGCAGCCCAGTCAGAAGTATCTATATATCTTATGTTAAATCTCATTTTAGTTTACTCCTACCCTACTACATCAAGTATCTAATAATAACAATACCAGAACCGCCTGCACCGCCTGCACCACTTCTACCACCACCACCGCCAGAGCCTGTGTTAGTAGATCCATTGGCGGTTCCTCCGTTAACAGATCCTCCTATACCTCTAACATTTGCAGAAGAATAATAACCTGAACCAACACCGCCACAAGCATACCAAAGAAGTGTACCCGTAATATCGCTTTGTATTCCGTCACCACCTTGACCTGGGCTATTTGAGAAGGGACCTGGATAAGTTTTAGAATCTCCAATCTCATTAGCACCGCCGCCACCGCCAGCACCACTGTCTTGACCACCTTGATTTGCTGAAGAAGCAACTCCACCATTATTACCCTGTCCTGCAGTACCAACTCCACCCAAACCATTTATGGGACCACCGCCACCACCCGAACCGCCTGCATTTCCTGCAGCAGCATAAGTAGAGGTTCCTGCACCGCCGCCGATAGTAGCTAAATCTAAAGCAGAACTAGGTTGCCCATTATTTTGAGCAGCTCCACCAGCACCTACTACAACAGGATATGTTTTAACAAATCCATCTAAATTTCCTTGAAGTAAACCACCTGCACCGCCACCGCCACAATAGTTTGCACCAGAAGTACCGCCGCCACCGCCGCCTGCAATAATTAGATACTCCAACTCACTATACCCACCTATTATTTCAAATGTTCCAGAAGAAGTGAAGGTGTGTATTCTATAACCTCCTGATTCAGTTATAGTTCCCCCTGTAGCTTGGAGTGTTCCTGATTGAGTTATAACTATCCGTTGTCTTGGATAACACAATCCTTCAGAAGGTCTAAGATCCTTATTTAATTTGGGATATGTGACACCTTCAACAGGTCTTTCTTTATAATAGTATAAATAATTATTCGCTGCACCTTGAAGGTCCGTAGTATCTTGGTGACCTCCTGATGTTTCTGACATTTGATTTGTTTTAGCATAATGTTGAGCATACTCCAGAGCTTGCTCTTGAGTCATACTTGGATTTTGTTCTAAGGCACAAGCTAAAACCCCACACACTTGAGGAGAAGCCATAGAGGTACCGCTTATTTTTGAAATTTTATAACTAGAGTTTCTTGGATCATCGGCAGTTAGTGGGTAATAGACACCGTTAACGGAACTTATTATATTAGTTCCTGGGGAAAAAATATCAACTCTTGGACCACAGCTACTGAAACCAGATTTGTGTTCGGTAGTTAAGTCACCTATAGATCCTACACAGATATTTCCTTCTGCTGCACATGGAGAAGATCCTTGATGGTAGTGTCCCATGTATGTCCCATCATACCACCAGTTATTAAAGTCCAGCCCACCTGTAGGGTTATCTATTTTCATATCTGAATTTCCTGCAGAACCTACAGAGATTATTCCTGCAGTTAAGCAATCTTCTAAATCAACATCAACTGCAGGTACTCTAGCAGGTAAACCATTAGCAGAATAGGCAGTCTTATAACCATAAGATGCTAAATCTCCTTCAGTAGGATTGTCATATGTATTCTCTCTATAGGATATTTGAATAATAGGGTCTAGGTCGTCATAGGCTATATTATATCCCCAACTATTGTTCATTATTGTTGGGTTTTTTCTACCTGTTATTGGGTTAATTGGTTTGTTATTATGAAATGCCCTAACATAATCAAAGACAGATTCAACACCATAGCCAATGCTATAAATATTAGCACCTCTTGCCCAACCTTGTGTGTTTCCCGCAACAGTTCCTGCTACGTGAGCACTATGATTACTAGTAAAACCATAACTATAAGATTCAGTTTGTGCAGTACCTAAGACTTCCATGTCGTGTTGAAACCAATCATATAGAATAACTCTGCTTCCACCAGTGCCATCTGGGTTAACTGCATACTCAGGATGAGTGTGATCAAAAGAACCACCATCAACAATAACAACATCTACATTAATACCGCTACTCGTAACATTGATAGCACCGCTTTGATTTTGAGTGATATTTGATCCCCAATCAGTTCTTTGGGATCCTTCAACACATCTCAACAATCCCCAATTTTTATGATCACTAGTAATTGTTTCAGACTTGTTCCAGTAGGTCTCGCTTTGCTCATAGTTTACTCTTGGAAATATTTTTCTTTCAGAAGGTTTGGTTTCTACAGCTATAACTCTTGGATCTGATTTTAGATAGGTTACCTCATCATTTGTTAACCAGTAATGAGTATTTCTACTAATTGGTCTTCTACACGCACATTCTACAGAACGATTAGGGATTTTTTCACATCCTCCTAAAGTTTCCATATCTTGATAAAATTCTTCTAAGTGAGTCTTATCTTTAAGTGTAACTATATATTCTTTATATTCAGCCATTAGGTCTCCAAACGAAGAACAGTTAAATTAACAGTGATAGTTTGAGTTGAACCACTCTTATTTTTTATGGCTAACTCCATGTTCGTTGACCCATCTCTTGAAAAACCAAGTATTGATGGAGTTATATAAAATGTTTGAGAACCTGTTGCTATAACTTCAGCAATAACACCACTTCCAAAAGTAGGGTCTGTTCCTTCAGTTCTACTAGCGTCTGCTGTTCTAGCAGAGGAGCTATCATAAACTCTAATCCAAGAAGCGGCACTAGTTTGTATAATTAAAAGACCGTAACCACTGTACCCCGTTAGGGTTGGGTTTTCGGTAGCAGCGTCTACTAAAGACACGGTGGTGTGGTTAAGAACGGATCGTGCATAAACAGGAGAACCAACTCCCGTAGATCCTACGATTCCAGTTTCACCTTTTCCTTGAATACCAGTTTGACCTTCTATACCATCTAATCCTGTTACTCCAGTTAATCCTGTCACACCTTGTATTCCCGTTACACCTTGAATTCCCGTTTCACCCACTAGTCCAATAATACCAGTCTCGCCCTGTGATCCAGGACCCGTCTCACCCTGTACTCCGAAGGTTCCAGTCATACCTTGAGCACCATAGGTTCCAGTCATACCTTGAATACCAGCTCCAGTATTACCTGCTGGTCCTTGAGGTCCTATAATTCCAGTTGCTCCATCAATTCCTAAAACACCCGTAGATCCTTGAACACTTAAACCCGTAGGTCCAATAAGCCCAGTTGATCCATCTATTCCTGTATTTCCTTGAGGTCCAGGAAATCCTTGAAATCCGATAAGTCCTTGGACTCCTGTATCTCCTTTAAATACTGCAGAACCTGCAGCACCCGTACAACCTTGTATTCCTGTTATACCATCAATACCTAGAATACCTGTAACCCCCCTAACACCTGTAGGTCCTTGTACTCCTGTTTCTCCAGTATAGTTAGGTCCGAGATCTATTCCCGTAGAACCTATTATACCTGTACATCCTTTAATTCCTGTACATCCTTTAATTCCTGTATTTCCTAGGATACCTTGAACTCCCGTACATCCCTTAACTCCCGTACAACCTTTAGTACCTGTAACTCCCTGTATTCCTGTAATACCATCAATACCAATTGTTCAAGTTTCACCTAATGGTCCCGTACAACCTTGTATTCCTGTATCTCCTTGTATACCCGT